TCGACGGGGCTCTTGCCGCGGCCCACGCTGGCGCTGATGTCCGCGTACTTCGCCTTGTAGACGGCAGGCACCGCCTCGGCGACGTCCGCTGCCGTGACGCTCTTGGCGGCCCAGCCGAGGAACGCCTTGCGCGCCGTCGCAGGGGACGCCGCGAGGGCCTCGCGGATCTCGTGGAGCGGGAGCTTCGCCTCGATGCCCGCGTCGTGCGTGGGCTTGCCGCTGTCCTTCGCGATGAAGGTGTAGTCCTCGCCGCTCGAGAGCTTGGCGTGGATGGCGAGGCGCTCGGCGCTCACCATGCTCATCAGCAGGCCGTTGTCGCGGACCTCGTCACGTCCGACGAGGTCGTCTGCGCTGCCGAGCAGGGCGAGCTGGAGGCTCTGCTGGATGCTCGACTTGCCGCTACCGTTGGGCCCGACGATGAGGGTCTTCGGCCCCAGCGTCACGTTGCGGGGCCGGCCGTCGGCGGTCTTGAGGTTGGAGGTGAGGCGCTCGACGAACGGGCGCTGGGTGGTGGTCTTCTTTGCCATGTGGTGGTCTCCTACGCGAGAGGGGCATGGTGCAGACCGGGGTGGGTGAACAAGAAGAAGTCCCAACCCGATCTGACCATGCCCCCAAGGTAGTGTACTATGACCGCCCCGTCAAGTATCTTTCTTGCTCATCCCTTCCGCCGTGCGATCTCGCGCTGGATGTACCACGCCGCCTTCTCGAGGTCCTCGAGCTCGTTGCCCTTGTGCTCCGCACGGGCGACGTACTTCACCACGTTGCCGAGGTTGAAGCCGAGGCGCCAGTCCTCGATAACGTCGATCACCTCGAACTTTCCGACGTTGTAGTGCGGCGGATGGTCGACCGTCGTGTTACTGACTGGGTGTGCGGGGGCTGCGGCTTCTTCGGTCTTGCGCCACGGGCCGTGGTAGCTGCACGGGTAGTAGTTCTGGCAGGTCCCGCCCTTGCGGTTGGCGTGGCCGCACATCAGCTCCGGGTTGCGCGGACGGTAGGGCTTCACCTCACGGCTCCGAGGCACGACGACGCGCGTGGGCGGCGTGACGGCCTTGAGGTCCTCGAGGCGCGTCGCCTCGTAGCGCTTCGCCGCGGCTTCCCGTGCCTCGTTCTCCGCCTCCTTGAGGTGCAGGTCGCAGAACCAGGTGCGCTTGCCGTTGAGCTCGCGCCACGTCACGCCGTTGTGCGCGCAGCGGGAGCAGTGCGGGGCGGGCTTCTTTCGGACGGTCATGGTGTCTCCTGTTCGCCGACCTTGTGGTAGACGAGCCAGCCAGCGTCGGTCCAACTGTCCAGCTCGGTGTTCATGATGGTCTGCACGGTGCGCGTCTCGCCGGTCTCGGGGCAGAACGCCCACACGGGCTTGCCCGCGGCGAGGAACCCCTCGACGAGGACCTGCGTGGCCCTCCCGACGATGGGCCTCTTGAGGTCCTCGAGCGGCACGACGATGCCGATGAAGAGCGGCTCACCGCCCCAGTCCTCGGCGATGGGCACGTCCTTGACCCAGGCGTTCCAGCCGCCGATGGCGCGGCTGCGGGCCATGTAGTCGTCGCGGCCCGCGGTGACGCCGTGTCCCCAAGCAGCGGAGGTCTGCGCGACCCAGTCGTTGATGGTCTCGTCGGGGGTCTGCTTGCTGTGGGCCAGAAAGATGCTGCTCATTCGGGATGTCGAGGATCTGGAACGGATCGCCGAGCCAGTCGTGCGTGACCTCGTCGAGCACGGTGCCCGTGCGGTCGTCGCCGAGCGACACGCGGTCGCCTCGCTTGAACAGTCGCCGGATCATGGCTCCTCCTCGCGGCGGTGCTCACCGCGTTCGATGGCGTTGGCGATCACGCTGATTTCGTTTGATCGCTGCCCGCAACAGTCGCAGAACTCGAGACCCATGTTTTCGTCTAGGTACGCCACCACGGCGGCGCGCTCGGCGGCGACCTCGGCGCGGAGCGCAGCGGTCCAGACCTCGTGCCCGTAGTCGGTGGGTCGCGTCGGCGGCACGCACGCGCGGAGGTAGGACACCTCGGCACGCAGTCGCTCCACCTCGGCCCGCAGGGCGGTGTTCTCGCGTTCGGCGTCGAGCAGCGCAGCCAGCCGTTCCGCTGCGAGTTCTGCGTCGGTCATGGCTTCTCCTCGCGGCGGTGCTCGCCGTCCGTCAGTTTCGCGGCCCGCCACGCATCCCAGTCGAACACAAGTCCGTCGCGGCTCATACGCACCAGCACCCGGTCTGGGATGGTGCCGATGAGTTCTCCATTGAGGTACACGCGCGTTTCGGCTCGTGCGTCGTTGTACGAGGTGTGCAGCACACCCGGAGGGCGTTCTCCGACTTCCTTCATGGCTCCTCCTCGCGGCGGTGCTCGCCGCGTTCGATACGGTCGGCGTGGAGCAGGAGCAAGCCGCGCCCCGCTGGCGAGAGCGACGGTACGCCACGCTCGATGGGATGTGGCGCGTTCGCGTGTGCGCGGAGCCACGCCACCACGGCGGCGCGCTCCTCGTGGGCTGCGTTCTCCAGGCCGTCGATCATCATCCGGTAGCCGTCCACCTGTGCTCGCCGCTCGCGCAGCTCCGCGATCAGCTCCTTCACGACGGGCGCTACGAAGAAGTTCTTCTTCTCGCCCTCGGCGACGGCGGCCTCGAGGGCGTCGAGGTCGATCATGGGTTCTCCTTCAGATGCTCGCCGCGGGTGAGGGCGTCGGCCAGCTCGTCCATCCGTGCGCCACGGAGGAACGCCACGGCCCCTGTCTGCTCCGTCACGAGGTCGAACTTGAGCGACTCAATGATGAGCTCCTTGAACTTCAGCGACTTCTTCAAGTCCTTGATCGTCAGGGCCATCTCGGCGACCTGTTCGACCAGCGCCTCGTTGCGCTCTTCTAGCGTCACGGCCACCTCCCGAACCAGCGCGCGAGGTCCGCGAGCCGGTCGAGTAGCCACATCGTGATGTCCAGCACTTCGGTCATGGGTTCTCCTTGATGGTGAACCCACTCTATCAATACCTTACCGGAGCGTCAAGCCTCTTTGAGGTTTCTGCCGACGGATGCCTCGGCGGTGCAGGGCACTTCCCAGCCGGGAACCCTCACGGTCATGCACTCCTCGAGGGTCTTGCGCATCCGCTCGAGCTCCGGCGGCAGCGGCTCGCCCTTCGTCGGCTTCCACTTCTCGAGGCCCGGCGGCGCCTCGACCTCGATGGCGACGGAGTCGTGGCACTGGTGGATCAGCCCCAGCCGGCGGTCGAGATCCCACGGGAAGGCGTGGATGATGTGCTGCTCGGCGACGCGCATGATGCTCGTCTCCGCGGCGAGGATGGGGAAGTTGACCACCTCGTTCTTCTTCCCGTCCGTGAGGTTGCCGGAGCGCCGACCGAAGACCGGCTCCTCCATGTAGCCCTGGTGGCCACCTGCCAGACCGTCATCGGGTCGGCCCAGTAGATCGAGGCGTAGCGGAACGTCTTCATGACGTCGCGCATCGCCTTCGCCATGCCGCCCGGCGGCTTGCGGTAGAGGCTGTAGCCCTCGGGTCCCCAGCCGTCTGCCGCCTTGAACTTGTCGCCGAAGACCTGGAGCGCGAGGGTGTTGTGCGGGTCCTTCCCCTCGCTGAAGCACTCGAGCAGCAGCGGGATCTTCCAGTAGCTGGCCGTGATGCGGAGGTGCGCCTGATCGAGGTCCGCGCCGACGAGAAGGTGGCCGGGCTGCGCCGCGAACAGCGTCTTGAGCTTGCCCTGCCCCTTCCGGCTGCCGATGTTCTGGAGGTTCGGCCCGCTGCTCGAGAGCCGCCCAGGCGCCGTGACGTGGGCGTTCCACGTCGAGCGAACGCGCCCGTCGTGGTGCCAGATGATCCCCTTCTTCGGGTCGTGCGCCGTGAGGTTCAGCGGCAGGAGCACGGTGCCGAGGATCTTGTTCTTCTCGCGCCGGTACAGGCGCAGCTCGCGGATGAAGTCTTCCTGCGGCTTCGTCAGCCGGCCGCCCGCGAGGTGGCCGCGCAGCACCTTGTCGCCGGTGCCCGGCATGCCGGACTCGGTGTAGAAGTCGCGCGCCTCCATGTTCGGTGGGATGCCCAGCTTCCAGTTCTCGTAGAGCAGGTCGCGGATCTGGTCGGCGCTGCCCGGCCGGATGCCCTCGACGTCCGCGTCGTCGCTGGCGCCGGCGCTCTTCATGTCGAGCCGTGCGACGCCGACCGCCTGCGCGAGCGTCGTGAGGTTCTTCTCACGCTTCTCGACGCTGGCCCGCGTCTCGATCTCCATCTTGAAGCGCGCCTCCTGGTCGACGTAGACGCCGATCTTGTGGAGGTTCACGCACATCTCCTGCGTGGCGTGGTCGACCTCGTGCAGGTCCCAGCGGCGGCTCTCCCAGCCCGGCGGCCGGAGCTCCTCGTTCAGGTCGCGGAACGCGCCGGCCTCTTCCGCGGCGTCGAGCAGCGGCACGACGATGCGCGCGTTCACGCTGCTGTCGGTGCAGTTGTAGGCGAGGCGGTCCCAGTCGTCGACCTTGCCGTGCGCGAGGCTTTCGCCCTTCTCCGTGGTCTCCCAGCGGTCCACGTCGGTGAGCACCGAGCCCACCGTCTTCAGTCCCTTGGGCAGGTCGGGCGCCCGGAAGCGCGCCGCGAACAGCGTGTCGATGATGGGCTTCGGCGTCACGCCGAGCCACTGCTCGACGACCTGCCGGTCGTAGTAGCCGGCGTTGTGCCCCACCTTGACCTTCGTCGGGTCGAGGAAGAACTCGCGCAGGATGTCGTGGATCTCGGCCTCGTCCTCGGCCGAGTAGAAGCGCGTGAACCCGTCGCCCGACAGGATGTTGAGCCCCACCACCCCGCAGCGCAGCGCCTCGATCTGGCCCTCGCGCAGCGCCCGCCCCTCGTAGTTGAGGTCGGGGTGCGCGATGGCGATGGACCGCACCTGACACGTCAGCGCCTCGATGCCGTCGGTCTCGAGGTCGTAGGCCCAGAACGGAGCGCTGATGTTCGAGAGGAAGCGCCGCAGCTCGTCGGGCGTCGGGTTGAAGTAGCGCACCGGCTCGGTCCACCGGAGCTGACCCGCGAACCAGCGCAGCGCCTTCGAGAGGTCCGCCACCATCGTGGCGCGCCAGCCCGGGCTCTTCTGGACGAAGCCGGGATGCAGGGTGGGGAACACCTTGCGCACCGCTCCGTCGGGCTTCTGCTCGCCCGCCAGCGGCGTCTGCATGAGGGCCTGATAGTGCTCGTCCACCCACACCGGACCACCGCGCAGCGCGAACACCGACTGCGCTTTCGCCGTCAGGGCGTTGGCCGCGGCGCGCCCCAGCGTGATGATGTTCTCGTAACGACTTGTCTCTTCGAGGAGCCTGGGCCGGCAGCACGAGATAGGATCGGGGATGAGGGGTTGCGCTTGTGCGAGACGCCGCCTGTTCTCCTTGTCGAGAGCCTTGGTCAGCTTCTCCCACGCGTTCTTGTCCGTGCCGGCCGAGCACGCGACGACGTGCGTCAGGTCGACGTCGGAGCGCTTCTTACCGGCGGCGAGCAGCGCGAGGTTCCACTCGCCCCCGCTGCGCCCGGACAGCGGGCGGCCGAAGCCGACCTCGTCGTGGCTCGGCATCTCGGCGACGGCGATGACCGTCGCTCCGTCATGCAACTCAGGTGCAACAGGCTGCCAGTGGCCTGAACGGAACGTGCCGTTCGGCCCCAGCGGGCACTCGTCGCAACGAGCGCCGCAGGTTCGTGGGTCGTAGCTCACGGGACCACCTTCGGTGGGTAGAAGACGGCGACCGCAGACGGGAACGGCGCACCGCTCGTGGCGTCCCCGAACTTCAGCCGACCGCGGATGAACGTCACCTTCGCCATCGGGATGATGTAGTCGTGCCACCACGCCGTGTCCGTGCGCGCAGGAAGCAGGCAGACGACGGTCGCGCCGGCCCGGCTCTCCCGATACGCCTTCGCCACCCAGCGCCCGATCTCTCGGCCGTAGGGTGGGTTCATCCAGCACACGTCCTGGCCCCAGTCTTGCGCCAGCCCGTTGTCTTCGCGCGTGAAGTACCGAGCGCACTTCGCGTTGGCGGCGTCCGCGCACACGTCAAGCGTGAACCGGAAGATCTCGTTCCACTGGTCGAAGAACGCCCGAGGCGTCGCCCACTGGTCCGTGGCCGAGGAGAACATGAGGTCGGTGTTCATGGAGCCCCGGTATCCTTACCGGAGCGTCATGGCAAGCGGCTACTTCGAGCCGAAGCGCTGCTTCAGCATGTACAGGTCCTTGATGTTCTTCGTGGACAGGTCGCTCACGAAGTTGCTGAGGCCCGCCGGGTAGGGGCACTCGCCGCTCTCGAGGATGAGCTCGTTGGTGCTCTCGCAGCACTGGATGACGTACTCGGCGATCTTCACCGCGCTCTGGCCCGCGGTGAGCTGCTCGACCTTCGGCATCGCAGCGGCCCACGCCTTGATGGGGTCGAGCTTGTCGCTGCCGTAGTGCGCCGCGATGATCTCCGCCAGAGCGTCGATCTGCCCCGCCTTCTCCTGGTACAGACCCGCGAACAGGTTGTGGTCGCCGTAGAACGACGGGCCACGGGCCTGCCAGTGCAGGGTCCAGTAGAGGTGGTGCGCGGCCCGAAGGTCGGCCCACAGGTTCAGCAGGGCGGAGAGCAGCATGCGAGACTCCTACTTCTGGCCTGTACGGGTGAGGGGGTTGGTCCAGACCAAGTCATACCGCTTCATCGCTGCGTCGAGGTCTTCTTGGCTGATCGTCCCTGCGCGGAAGCCGTCGATCAAGGCCCGTTCCGCCTCACGCTTCGCGGCGCGAGCCGCCTCGTACTCGGACTCGGAGTCCTCGGACGCGAGGTCTTCGGCGAACCCTCCCGCCGCCATGCCCAAAGGCGCCCCGGCTATCGCTCCTGGGGGCCCGGCAAGGCCGCCGCCGACGGCCGCCCCTAAAGCCGTCCCAGCGGTCCTGTAGAACTGCTTGGTGCTCTTAGTCGCCGCTTCAGCGCTCCTGGCCCTGTCATAGGCACGACGAACGCGAGCCACGAGCTCGTCAGCGGGCGACGCGGCCGGAGCGGGAGCCGGGGGTTGAGGAGCGTAGTACTCGGCAGTCATCCCCTCGGGGACACCGCGGACGGTTCCCTGTGGGCCGGCGTCGGGTGCCGCAACGCGCGGGGGCGCGGCGACACGGCTCTCGCCGGCGATGATCTCAGTCGCGTAAGGATCGTTGCCGGTGGTCGCCTTGAACCGAGCAGCTTGCTCGTCCTGAGCCGCGCGCCGCATCTTGTCCTTCATGTCGTAGTACTCAGCCATGCGCGGCCTCCAGTCACGACGATGCTATCACAAACGAAGACGCCCCGCCACGAGGGCGGGGCCGAGCTTACGTTCTCGCTGGGACAGAGCTGCAAGGAGTACCTACTCGACGAAGCCGCAGTAGGCACCCGTTGCAGGCCCAGGTCTACGATCCCCTCGTCAGGGGCGGATCAGCGAGCGACGCCGACCGCGGGGGGCGGGGGCAGGCGCAGACCGCCGGCGGGAGCCGGGGCCACGGTGCTGACCGGCGTGCCGGCCGCGGCGGAAGGCGCCGCGGGGATGGCGCCCGGGACGGACGGACGGGTGCCGGCGTCGCGGGACACGGGCTTGGAGCCCGAGGCGACCGCCTTCTCGTACTGCTCCTTCGTGAGGAACTTGTTGATGCGGGCGTAGGAGCCCTGCACGCCCTGCTGGCCGGGCACGAACTCGACGAACGCCTTGCGGCCGCCGTTGCTCTCGGACACGAACCACGCGTCGGAGATCTCGTTGCTCTCGATGTCCTCGGCGCTGAAGCCGAAGCTGGAGAGGATGGTCTTCATGGCGGCGAGGCGGCCGTTGAAGCTCTTCTTCTCGAGGCCCTCGACCGGGAGGTGGAGGAACTCGAACATCTTGAAGCCGTTCGGGAACTCGACGTGGAAGCGACGGGCATCCGCCTTGTCGCCGGCCTTCTGCTCGATCTGGAGGCCGGAGACCTCGTAGTAGCCGGCCTCGGGCTGGGAAGAACCGAGGGTGGAGACGCCCTTGAAGCTGGCGCCGTTGATGCTGAAGGACATGCTGTACCTCACTGACGGTGGTCTTGACGTTGATGATGCCAGAGGATCAGGTTGCGGAAGGGGGCGGCACTGGCACGCCTCCACCCTTCTTGGCCTCTTCCTTGGGCGCGAGGTCGAAGAGGTTCCTCGCCTTGCGCTTCATGAAGGTAGCCCGGGCAATACCGTCTTGGCAAGCCCAACGGAGATGAATCTGCGAAGTCCCGTCGCTGAAGCGGGGGTGCGTGGCCGCGATCTTCTCGATGCTACCGCGCACATCGCCGGTCTCAAAAATCTTCTGAGCCAGCTCCTCGGCCACGTCGTCCTGCCACTCGAGCCCAGGCACGCGAGCCGGGACGTAGCCGCCCGCCGACGCACGCAGGATCTCGCGCAGGTTGCCCGGGGTCTTCGCCCAGCACACGCCCGTCCGGTCGCCCGTCACCCACTCGGGGTTCGTGGGGTCGCAGAAGTAGGTGCCCGGGAACCACGGGTCGGGGTAGGTCGAGTCGACCATCGCGCGCACGTTGATGTCGCACCACGACGGAAGGATCTCGGTCTGCTTCCTCGAGCCCAGGCTCGGGCCGCCCGGCTGGAAGAAGCCGTCGCTGTCCGTGCCCGGGGGGCGCTCGTGGAACGTGAAGACGAGGTGCACGCCCATGTGGCGGGCGAGGCCCGACATCGCCAGCAGGTACTTGTTGAGCTGCTGGTAGGCGTAGAACTTGTCCTTCTTCCCGCTCTTGCCGAGCGGCGCTTCCTCGTGCCAGACGGCGAGGCTGCGGTCGCAGATGTGGCTCGCGTCGTCGACGAACACGGCGCCGTACTGCTTCGCCATCCCGCTGCGCGACAGGTAGTCGAGGAGCCCCACGAGCTCCGGCAGGGTCTGCGGCGGCTCGGGGTGGATGGCGGGGGTGAACCCCAGCTCGTTCTCGGCGACGAGCGCGATGGCGCTCGGCACACCGATGCAGAGCGCGGTCGGGAACGCGGCCAGCACGTCGCTGGTCTTCTTCTTCTTGGGTTTCCCGTACACGGTGATCATCACCGACGGGTGCTGCGTTTCGCTCATGTGGTGGTCTCCGGCCCGTTGATCCACCCCGTCGTAGGGCCACAGACGACGAGGCGCACCCTCAAGCCCGAGGGCCGAGGGAGCAGAGGTTGAGCCCGGCACAGGCTCCGTACCGTCCATAACACGAGAGCTCGTTCTGGGCCTTCGGCCACTCCCACGGATCGGTCGTGAGGTCGAGCTGCGCGATCTGGTGCTCGGCCCACCACAGCCACTTCGCGAAGCCGGCGTCGCGGTGGGGCGTCGAGGGGACCTGCTCGCGCACGACCTTGCCGGGCTGGGTCGAGCTGATGAGGTTGAGCGAGACGCCGCCGAACGCCTCGCCGTAGAGCTGCTTGCCCATGATGCGGAACGCCGCGAAGCCGCCGTCGATGGCGTAGGCTTCGGCGCTGCTCTTGCCGTTCACGCTGGCCTGGTGCTTATGGTCCCAGATGTAGTAGCGACCGGACTTGTCGCGTGTTACGAGGTCGATGCGGCGAGTGAGCGTGATCGGACGCCCATGTTCTCGGTGGTCGGGCATGTGCAGCGGCGTCACCTCGATGCAGGCACCATCAAGGCTCCGCCACTCGCCGCCCCTCTCTTCCCCGACCCACAGACCCCACTGCCCGCGCAGGTTGCCCAGCACCGCGGTGACCGGGGCCTCGACCGCGATGACGTCGCCGGGGCTCTCGGGGAACTTCGCGAGGTAGGCGCGGAACACCTTGAACATCTGCGGCAGCAGCTCGTGGCTGCCGTACTTGTCGCACCACGCCTGCGCCGCGTCCTCGGGGTCCATGAACACGCTGGGGTCGTGGTACATGGTCTCGTCGACCATCACGCCCTGGGGCTGCCCTGCGCCCCAGATGGCGTGCAGATGCGCCTGGAGCGTGTGCCCGATGGATCCCTTGGCGAGCGCCTCGATGGGCGGCGCGAGGTTCGTGCCGTCGATGCGGTAGAGGTAGGCGAAGAGCTGGGGGCACTTCGCGAAGTTGCCGATGCGGCTCCAGCCGCGGCTCGACTTGCCGGCGTCGATGAGCATCTTCATGGCTTCTCCTTCTTGGTGAGGCCCAGGCCCTCATGCAAGTTGCGGATGACGGCACGATAGGCGTCGGCGACAGCGGGGGTGCAGCGCGGCCCGTAGTTCAGGCCGGGCGCGTTGCCGTATCGCTCGTACTGCGCGCGCCAGCACTTGCCGGCCGTCGTGCAGCGAGGGTCAGCACACAATGTCAGCATGGCCTAGTCCTCCTCGTCCATGACGAACAGCTTGCCGACCACGTCGTCCACGAGGGACTCGCGGTCTTCCATGCCGAGCAGCTTCTCGCCCATGCCGTCGAGCTCGTCCGCCTCGAGGAACTGCTCGATGGGACCGAACTTGTCGGTGAGGATCTCGACGACGCGCTCGTCGTAGGTCGCAGACGCGACGACAACCTTCAGCAGCGTGGCCCGTCCGCCATGCCGGTCGAACCGGCCACGCCACTGAAGGAAGTCACCGGGCTTCCACGGAAGCATGGCGAAGATCGCGAGGTCGGCGGTCTGCATCCCGTCCACTGCGATCCCGAAGGCTTGGCCGGTCCCCACCAAACAGCAGGGACCGGCGCTGCTTCGGAACCCGTCGATCATGTCGTTGCGCTCCGGCTCGCTTACGCCGCCGTGCCCAACCCAGACCGTCGCGTTCTTCACCTCGTCGCTGGCGCTCACGACCTTGCGGATCGCGTCGCCCCAGCGCTCGGCTTCCCGGCGGCGTGCAGTGAACACGATGACCTTGCCCCCGCCCTTCAGCCCTTCAAGGACCTCGGCGACGACGTAGCTGCGCTTTCGACTGCTCGCCTCCGCGAGACGCGCCTCGATGAGACGTTCCCGCGCCGGCACATCTTCATACTCACCTCGGGCCTGTCGTGCAAGCTGTTTGATGGCTTGATCGAAGGTCTGTGCGTCATCGTAGCGCTCCGGCTTGTCCTGCGCGGAGACCGGCAGGTAGACGACCTGGATGCGCGTCGGGGGCAGGCTCGAGTGGCTCTCGGTGTAGGGGACCTCGTGCGTGAAGAACGAGCAGCGGGCGCGGAGCTCCTCGATGTTGCTGCTGCCCTTGTCGTCGATGCCGCCGTAGGGGTTCGGCACCGCGTCGCAGTACCGCTCCGCGAAGCGTCGGTAGCTGTGCGCGAAGCCGCCCGGGGTGAGCAGGTCGAGCTGCGCCCAGAGGCGCTTGGGGCGTCCGTCGTCGAGCGGCGTGGCGGTGAGGCCCACACGCAGGCTCAGGCTCGGCAGCCGGCTGATGTCCATGATGGCGACCGACCACGCGTCCTTGTCGCCCGAGGCGGTCTGGCGTCGGGTGAAGCCGACCTTGCCGTCCTTCTCCTGCACGGCCTTCCAGCGCTTGCTCTGCCCGTGGATGTGCAGCTCGTCGAGGATGAGGACCTCGGGGCTGAGGTTCATCACGAACTCGGCGTTGTCGTTGAGGCTCTCGGCCCCGACGATGATGAACCGGCGCTGGCCCGTCGCGGCGCAGTGCGCCTCGTACTGTTGCCACGTCATGTCCTTCTTGCGCCGCTCGCTCTCGGGGATGAGGCGCCACGGCAGGATGTTCGTGTACTGCTGGACCTGCGTCCACCAGACGTGGCGGGCCTTGGCTGGGCAGATGACGAGGACGGTGCCCTCGCGCGTCAGCGCGTCGATGAGCGCGCCCACGGTCTTGCCGCTGCCGCACGGCCACACGTTCATGACCCACGGACGGCTCGCGGCCCAGGCTGCGCTGCGCTTCTGGTACGGCGTCGCCATGTCGGCGACGTGAGGCTTGAGCTCTCCCAGCTTCACTTCTTGCGCGATGAGGTCCGCCCCTTGGCGAGCGCAGCGGTCCAGTGCTTCCGGGGTCGTGGGCCACGGCAGAACCGCCGCCGCGCCCATCCGCTCCTCTGCGGCGAACGAGACGCCCCAGCCGTTGAGGAAGTGCTCGACGACGAACGCCGCGTGCACGGGCGCGTAGATCTCGACGTGCGAGGGTAGCCCATCGTCGGGCCACTCGTTACGAGTGAGGCGATAGCGACGACGACCGCGCACCGCCCATGCGAGTGTGCCGGGACAGTGCGTCTCTACGGCAGCGGCGTGCTGGGCGTAGTCGGGGGCGACTCTGTAGGTGTAGTGGGGCTGGTCCCACATGCTGCTGATGCTCATGGTCCTCTCGGTGGTGCTCCAGAGGTATCGGCCCTCAACCGCCCTGTCAAGGAAAGTTGACGCTCCGGTTCGGGTAGGGTAGGCTCCAACAGCCAAGGAGGCTCCCGTGTCCGAAATCAAGTCAGTCATCTCACCCGAGAGTGACCCCTTCATCCTACTCGTCGAGCGCCATCGCAAGGCACGCCACTGGTCCTTTGCCGAGCTCGCGCGCCGCGGTGGGCTCACGCAGCCCGAGGTCTCGCGCGTGATCCACGGCATCCGCATGCCGACCCTGCGCCACGTCCGCGGCTTCGGCACGGCGTTCGCCACGACGCCCTCTGGGCTGCCCGGCGAGCCGACCACGCCCTCGGAGTGGGTCGCGCACCTCGTGGACCTGGCCGAAGGCGCCCGCCTCGGTGTCCGCACGAGGGGATGGACTACGACACGGCGCTCGAGTGGCACGAGTTCAACACGTTCTGTGCCTACCTCGGCCCGAACACGCCGGTCTACGTCTAGGCGTTTGGGAGAGCTGGGATCACGACGCTGCGCACCACGAGGGGCAGCGTCAGGTCCCAGTTGCCCGTGGCGATGATCGCCTCGAACACGTCCTGTCGGTACACGGTGCGGCGCAGCAGCTCATTGGCGCTCGCCGAGAGCCACGCGCGCCGCGCCTTCAAGTACTCCTTCACCCACGTCTTCTCGTCGCCGCCCTTCGCCGGCGGCACCGCGGCGAAGCGGTTGCGCACGACCTGGAAGCCGCCGTGGATGAGACCGTCGTAGACCACCGCGTGCGCTAGCGGTGTCACGAGCTTGGCGTCCTTGCAGATGTTGACCGCGGGAAGCCAGTAGTTGGCGTCGAACACCTCGTCCTGCGCACGGTGCATCACCGGGTCGGTGCCGGCCTGCTTCAGCAGGTTCACCGCCGCGGTGGTCTCGGCGCTCCACGGCCCCTTCGGGGGCTCCGTCGCGCTCTTGTTCGAGGCGAAGTAGGGCAGCATCGGGCGGAACGCCGCCGCGTGCTGGCCGCCGAGCTCGATGTAGCGCTGCACGACCTTGTCCAGGCTACCGGCCCGGTCGGTCGACTGGTGCTTGCCGTAGCTGATGCCGGCGCCGTCGGGCAGGATCGTGCAGGTCGCGTAGGCCGCGGCCGTCGGGACACGACCCGTCTCGAAGATGCTGATGATGCAGTCGATGGCGTGCTTCTGAGGGGCGGTGATCATGGGGCTCTCCTAGATGTCTTCGATCCAGACGATGGACGCGGCGACGTCGCTCGCGTTCGTGCTCGTCGCGGTGATGGTGAGGTAGTCGCCGGCCTGAAGGAACAGGTCGATGTCGGTGAGGGTCTCGGTCGAGTTGCCGGTCTTGCTGACCGAGAACGAGTAGACGAGCGTGCCGTTGCCGACGCTGAAGCCGGTGGCGTTCTGGTCGAAGGACGCAGCCGACGTGGTCGAGTTGACGAACTGCCAGCGAGGCGCGGTCAGCGTGCTGTTCTTGTAGACCTTGAACAGCACCGTCTTCGTTCCGTCACAGGCCACGCTGATGCGGTCGATCTGGAGCTGCGCCGTGGACTGACGGTTGAGGTACACGGTGTTCGCACGCAGCGAGAGGACGGGGGTCTCGACGCCCGCGCCAGCAGTGACGGCCACCGGTGGGGCCGCGAACTGCGCGCCGAGGAACCGGATGGCGCCTTCGACGAACGCGCCGCCGGAGGCGCCGCGCATCGCCACCGAGGTGCCCGTGCCGGTGTTCCGGCTCTCCCACGTAAGGTAGAGGTTCGGGTTGCGGAGGTTGGTGGACGTGCGCGTGTTCGCGTTTCGGATGACGTGCACGAGCTGCGGGCGCCCCGTCAGACCGTTGACGATGTAGAAGAACGCATCGCCGTAGCCGAGGTACTGGAACTGCACGCCGTAGACGTTGCCCTTCGTCGGGTCGATGGTCTGCCCGCTGGGACCAGTGCCGTCGAACTTGTCCTGGTTCCACGACGACTGCGGAATGAACTGCTCCGTCGGGCTCGTCCCCGTCGTGAGGATGGCGAACGTCGCGGCAATGCCAGGAACCGCACCAGCAGAGAACGTAGACGCTCCTGCCGTTCCTGCCGTGCGCCGCGTGAAGTACACGACGTTGGCGATGGACTGAGCGTCCCACCCACCCGCCGTCTGCGTGTAGTTAGCCGCAGCGATCTCGCTCGCCGTGACCGACGTGTTGGGCTGGTTGGTGACCGCAACGACGACGGGCGTTCCCGCGTCGAGCGTGACCGTCACGTTACCCGCACCAGTCGGTGCAGCAGTCACCGTCAGGGTCTGCACCTCGACCGTCGCCGTCTCGGTGTAGAGGATGCCGAACGCGGTACCGTCGTAGCCAAACTGG